AAGACACTTGTCTGATCTTGATAGAGAAAAATCTAACCCAAACGATCCAGACACCTGGCGTGGTTCTGATGTAGCTTTTTTACTTTGGGGTTCAAATCCTTGGACTGATCCGCTAGAAGCAGCTGATTGGGCAGAAAGGAAAGTTGCACAACTTATCAATGAGGGTGAGCTAGAACCTAGACAAAGTGATAGTTCTACACCTGCACCAAAGAAAGATCAAATAAAAGGTTCTAAGAAAAACAAACCTGGATCGGCAAAAGGCAAAAAAGGTGGTATTACATTTTCAGAAGCAACAACAAAATCTATACAAACAATAGTTAATGAACATAACGACGAAGTATCAAATATGGCTTCATGGCGACGTTTAGGTATGGGTACAGCAAAAAGTGTTGTTCGTAGAGGTTTTGGCGCATATAGCACATCACACCGTCCAGGAATATCAAGAAATGCTTGGGGTTTAGCTAGATTACGTGCCTTTAGTTACTTACTTAAAAACGATAGGCCTAAAAATTCTAAATATATTACAGATAATGATTTACTTCCAAAAGAACACCCAAGATATACAAAAAAAGAAAATAAATCACAAGAACAACATATTGAAGTCTTTGATAGAGTAGTTGCTATATCACAAACGATAGAACTACAAAAAAACAACACTAATCTAAAAGAAATGGATAGACTTACAGAAAATAGAAGTTTTACTTTTGCAGCAGTAGAAGAACGTCAAGATCAAGACAGCGATACATTATTATTTACAGGTTATGCTTCTGTGTTTGATAAACCATACGGTGTAAGAGATAGCAGAGGTGCATACAACGAAACTATCAAACCTGGTGCATTTAAGAAAACTCTACAGGAACAAGACGACGTAAGATTTTTAGTTAATCACGACGGTATACCACTAGCTAGAACATCAAGTGGTACTTTAAATTTAGAAGAAGATGAGTACGGTTTGTTTGTTAGGGCAGAGCTTGATCCTAGCAATCCAACCGTTGCAGAAGTCGCAAGTGCAATGAAGCGTGGCGATCTACACGAAATGTCATTTGCCTTTGCAGCAATGCGTGATGACTTTAACCAAAACGGGGACGAAAGAACAGTATCGGAAGCAAGATTGTATGACGTAAGCGTTGTAACATATCCTGCAAATCCGTGGGCAGGGGCAAAATTACGTGGTCTTGATATTGAAGATTTACATAGATCACTTGTTGAAGCAAGGTCTGGTGAACAGGCAGCAGAAGTTTTAGAAGATTTTATTAACAAAGTTGAAGATAACGACGGCGTTGATAAAAAGCGAAGTAACGCCCAAGTTGAACTTTTAAAATTAAAGTTAGAACGGGACGGTATTCGCTAAGACGTAACGCCGTGGTAAAAGCCGTGTATCACACTTACCTATCACACCTTACGCAGAAGTATAAGAAAAAAGTACAAGGAAATACATACTATGAAAAAGTTAATTGAAGCTAGAGATAGTAAAGTAGCAGAACTTGACGGTCTTTTAGAAGAACTAGATGAGATGACAGAGGGTGAAGAATTTGACGGCAAACTTGCAAGATCAAAAGATTTACACGTTGAAATCAAAGATTTAGAGGAAAAAATTACCGACGCAAGAGAAGCTGCTGAAACTCTTAAAGCAGTTAAAGAAAGCAGAGAAGAACTTGGCGTTGAGGACGAAGAAATTGTTGAACAAGAAGCAGTCGTAGAAGTCAATGAGCCAGATATATATAGAAAGGGCGGCGAACACTCTTTCATATCTGACGCTTGGCAATCACGTTCTGGTAACGGTGCAGCACAGGAAAGACTTAACAGACACCAAGAATTTGAAGCTAGAGATGTAGGCACAGGTGCTTTTGCAGGGTTAGTTGTACCTCAATATCTATTAGATGAGTACGCACCAATCGCAAGAGCAGGATCAGCACTATACAATGCTGTACCCAAAAAACCATTACCTGCATACGGTATGAAAGTAGAAGTTTCCAGAATTACAACGGGTTCTGAAGCAGCAGAGCAATCAAGCCAAAATTCAGCAGTACAAGAAACAAATATGGACGACACCTTATTAACAGTCAATGTTGATACTATTGCAGGACAGCAAGACGTATCAAGACAAGCACTTGAAAGAGGGGGACAACCTGGTTTCAGTCTTGAAAATATTATTTTCCAAGACTTAATTGCTGCATATTACGGTAAATTAGATAGCTTAATGTTTGAGGGTTCTGGATCATCTGGACAACCTTTGGGAATTAGAAACGTAAGCGGCCAAAATACGGTTACTTACACAGACGCAACACCTACTGTTGGTGAAGCGTTCCCTAAAATAGCTGACGCAGTACAGCAGATCAATGCAAATCGTTTTGCACCTGCAACTGCAATCCTTATGCACCCAAGACGTTGGGGTTTCTTCACAGCAGGAGTAGACGGAAATTCAAGACCGTTAATCACACCTGCGGGAAATAACCCAGACAACGCAGTTGGTATCGGGGACGCAGCAGCTTACGGAGCAGTAGTTGGAAACATACTTGGACTACCTGTTATTACAGACGCAAACATTACTACAACTGACGGTGGCGGAAACGACCAAGATCAGATTTACGTATTGAAAGTGGACGATCACATTTTGTTTGAAGATAATATCTTCCAACTTAAATTTGAAGAAACCAACGCAGGATCATTAACAACAAAAATGGTTGTGTATGGTTACTCTGCCTTTGCTTCTGGTAGATACCCAGCGGGTATGACAAAGATACAAGGTACAGGTCTAGTAACACCTACTTTCTAATTTATTAGAATATTTGTGTATGTGTGCCTATCTGTGGCTAGGCACACAGCACATCAAAGGAAAAAGAAATGGATAAACAACAAAAAAAAGAATACATAGAAAGTTTAAAAGCAGAACTAAAAGGTTATGAAGTTAATAAAGATAAAAAACGTGCTGAAGCAGTTAAAAAAGAAATTGCAAAAATGGGTGGAAAACTTGAAACAGCAAGTAAAAAACCTAAAGCCGAAAAAAAAGTAGCTAAGGGTTAAAAATGCCTTATCACTATGGTAAGCCCATGAAAGGCAAGAAAAAGAAGAAGAAAGGCCGAAGAAGTAGGTAATGGCTATTACAAATGGCTATTGCACACAAAACGAACTAAAAGGTTTTGTAGGAATACCCACAAGCGATAGTGGGGACGACGATCTACTTGATGACGCAGTAAACGCAGCAAGTCGTCAAATTGACGCTTTTTGTGGTCGTATCTTTTATGCCCAGGGTGCAGCAACAGCAAGAAAGTTTTTTACAAATGATCCGTATAGACTTCGTGTTGATGATATATCGTCAGAAACAGGATTAGTTGTAAAATTAGATGATGATGATGACGGTACGTATGAAGTAACCGTAGCAAGTTCAGAGTTTCAATTATTACCGATCAATGGGGTAGTTGGTGGTATTTTAATAAGCCCATTTTATATTATTGAATTATTTTCTGGTGGTAGCCAGGAGTGGCCTATGGATTTTTCAAGTAACAGGCCACGTGCTGAAGTTACTGCTAAATGGGGCTTTCCAAGTGTTCCAGAACAAATTAGACAAGCAACACTAATGTTAGCTTCTGAACTATTTGCAATGCGAAATGCACCTTTAGGGGTTGCGGGTGTTGGCGACTTTGGAGTTGTAAACATACAACAAAACAGAGAAATTACACGTATGATAGCACCGTTTCGCAAAGGCACGGTTCTTGGTGTTGCATAATGGCAGACTTAGTTTCAATAAGGGACGCACTTAAAACAACTATTAGTAACATATCTGGTCTTAGATGTTATGACACAGTACCAGATAACGCACTTAATTTTCCAATAGCAATAATTATTCCAACAAGTATTGATTTTGATTTAGCAATGCAACGTGGCACAGATCAGTACGATTTTGATTTATTAGTTGCAGTACAAAGAGCTGATAGTAGAACAGGTCAAGATAAACTTGACGCTTTTGTTACAGGTCAAGGCAGTTCAAGTATAAGACAGATTATATACAACAATAGTACACTTGGATTAGCAAACACGTCTGCACACGTAACAAGTATGTCTAATTATGGTGCAGATGTAAGTTTGAACGGTATTGACGCAATAGGTGCAAACCTGTCAATAGAAGTATTTACGAAAGGTAGTAGTTAATGGCAAAGTATAAAATAATTGGAAATAAAAAAGTTATGGGTAAAGAAAAAGGTAAAACAATTTCTATTACTGACGAACATCAAGCTAAAACATTAATCAAGGGCGGACACATTGAACCTATTACTATTAAAAAAAGACGTGCAAGAAAAAAAGACGGAACATTTAAAAAAGATGATAAAAGTACACCAGACGTTAATGAAGCGTGGGAAGAAGTAGAAAATGGCTAAATTTGTATTCAACGACGGTAAAGTTTTTAGCGGTGGGTTTGATCTAAGTTCTAATATCACAAGTGTTAGTTTAGATATAAACGCTGATGACTTAGATGTTACAACTATAAATAGTGGTGGTTTCCGTAGCCGTATCGGTGGATTAAAAGATAGTACACTGACAATGGACGGTTTCTACGAAGCAGGTACAGATAAACCCGACGCATTGCTTGGTGCTAGTGTTGGTAACGAATTGATTGTAACAACCGTACCAGACGCAGGGGTTGGTAATACCGCATACTTTTTAAAATCAAGATTGTTTGAATACTCAATACTTGGTGAAATAGGCGATATTGCACCATTTAGTATTTCTAAATCGCAATCAAGTGATGTTGTCGTACGTGGAACAATACAACTAGACGGATCGCTTACATCAACAGGAAACAGTACAGGTACACAATTAGGTGCAGTTACAGCTTCAGAAAAATGTTATGCAGCTATACATTGTTATAGTGTAAGTGGTACATCTACTCCGACAATTACTTTCAAACTACAATCTGACGATAATTCAAGTTTTACAAGCCCAACTGATCGTATAACGTTTACAGGTATAACAGCTGTTGGTGCAGACTTTCAAAGCGTGTCGGGTGCAATCACAGATGAATATTGGCGTTTAAACTACACAATAACAGGAACAAATCCCGCTTTCGGCATACACGCAACAATCGGCATAGAGTAATATCACACATAACCAGGGGTTGTTCTTTCTTAATACACTTAAATAAGAAAGGACGGTAAACATTGGCAAAATTTGTTTTAAATAACGCAAGTGTAACTCTTAATTCAGTTGATCTATCAGACCACGTATCAAGTGTTACATTAGATATTACAGCTGACGAAATCGTAACAACTGCAATGGGCGACACATTTCAAAGTCGTACAGGCGGTCTAAAAGACGGAACACTATCAATAGAGTTCCAACAAGATTTCGCAAGTTCAGAAGTAGACGCAACATTGTTCCCATTGTTAGGTACTACAACTGCTTTTATAGTTAAAGCAGACGCAGGATCAACAAGTGCAACAAACCCTGCATATTCTGGAAACGTGTTGGTAAATCAACACTTACCATTATCAAATGCAGTCGGTGAATTAGCAACCATGAGTGTTGCATTTCCAACTTCTGGAACAATTAGCAGAGCGACTTCCTAGTGGGTAATATGATTGTCGTCTTAGAGGACGGCACGAAGTTAGAAGTTAAAATCAAGCCAATAGATATTGTGCAATTTGAACGTAAGTTTAATGTGCCTGTATCAAAGTTAAATGACGAACAACGTTATGAGTGGTTGTTGTATTTAGCATGGTTAGCTTCAAAGCGTAATGGCGTTACAGAAGATTACGATAATTGGATTGATAAAGT